CAATTCAAATAGAATACCCGTATTTTTATATTTTGAATGTTTAATATTCATTCCTATTAGGATTTATTATAAATATATTGAGATATTTAATCAGTCAAATTAGACTCATCTAATAACGATTCTTTAGCTTTATCGCTTTGGAATACTAGTTTTTTGTGAAGACTTTCCAATAATACTCTATTTTTAGATAATTCAAGTTTAGTACCTTCTAGCGCTAAAGGTGAACCACCTTTAAATTGAGTTCTACCTGTACTTTCTTGGTCGTCGTTTTTCATATCTTTTCTACCTAAACGATCTCTACCCAATGGGTTATCCTGAGTATCTATGTTAGATGCTTTTTCTTTAGGGCGACCTAATTCAGCTTTTTCATCATACCCATCTGGTAATGAATTATCAGCATATCTTTCTCTACCATATAGTGAGGCTAGATCGTGTGGTGTTCCGTATGAACGACCAGTTTCAATTGGGTCATTACCTTCTTCAGCTATTTGTTGGTTACGGAATGCGCGTTTTTGGTCTTGAATGATCAAATCTCGGTATTCATCGTATTGGTCCTGGCTGAATTGGAATACGTTATCATAAATCCAATCAGATGGGATAATTTTAGTATCCAACATTTCTTTAGCCAGGGCTACTTTTTCTTTTAGTAGAGCAACTTTTTCTTGCTCTGCAATGATTGAAGGAGTAGTTAACTTAAGTTCGAAGTTTGTTAAACTTTCACCATCATATCCTTGTGTGTATAAGTGTACTAAAGCAATTTTATAAAGCTCAGATAATAAAATTCTTTGGATACGATCAATTGTACGAGCAAAACGAATATCTTCAGCAGCTAATGTAGCTTTACCAGTTAAGTCTTTCTCGTAACCCATAAACGCTTTAGGTACCTTAAGAGCAGCAAATAACTTGTCTCTTAGATAAGCTACGTCTTCGATACCGTTGTATTCTAGACCTTTTGTAGTATCAATTTTAGTTGCAGTGTCATTGCCTCTTACTGGGATGTAAAAATCCTCAAGTAGGTTCTGCATATTGTACTTTAAGTTGTATTCACCTGTTTTTTCATCCATCAATGGAGTTTTCTTCATTGTGTTAATAGTTTTCTGCATAAATGCTTCAACTTCTTGAGGTGGAATATTACCTACGTTAATGTAGAAAATACGTTTTTCTGGGGCACGAGCAATTCTATGGATAAGCATTGCATCTTCCATCAACACATATTGTTTAAACAAGCGACGTCCTGGTTCAAGATATGAACGACCATATGGAAGGTAGTTAACATCTGTTAACAAACGGAAGTGAGCTATTTCGTAATTATCAAATACAATTTGATTGTCTAAAGGTTTTGTATTTGGTGTTTGATAATAACCTGAACCCCCAGTATAGTAACCATCAGGAGAGTAAAGGAATTGTACTTTAGCTGGGTTTTCCATATCAAAGTTTTCGCGTCTTTGAATATGATATGCTGTGTAAGGGATTACATTATAAACACCAAATTTTTCTGCAATTTCTAATTTTAAGAAAAAGTCACCATACTTACACATTTGGCGAGTCCAAGACCAAAGGTTAAACTCAATGTTAAGTACATCATAAAATAGGTTGTAAAGAATTTTCTGAATATCGTCATTGCTACTTCTAATTTGAAGCACTTCACCCATATCATTCTTTAAAGTACATTCATCCGAAATAATATCAAGAGCAGAAGCTACAATAGCATCTGTATCCATTGTATCATAATCACTATAAAGATAAGTTCTTAAATACTGATATTGTAAATTAAATTGTGAACCTAAAAGAGATGTAGAGGCTGGGTTAGTATAAATTTTTCCAAATCTATCTACTAATGAGTTAGTTTGAAATTCACCACTAGTTTGAATGTGATCAGTGTCAACTACTTTAAGTTGACTTCCCCCCTCATTTCTGATGATTACATCAGTTGAGAAGAGTCTTCTTAATCTTGAAAATATACTAGTATCAGCCATTGCTTATTTTATTATCATAAATATCAAAGAAGCCAACGGAGATCTTCCTGTTGGTTTCCTATTTTTTGTGTATAAGGATTTTGGACAGCATTACCTGAATATACTCCTCCTTGTGTTTTTGTCATACTACCTAAAGCAGCGCGAGTCATGTCTAAACCTTGTTGTTGGAATTTAAGTGAAGTATCTCTTAAAAGCATACCAATACCAAACGACATTACTAAATCATCGTTGTATCCACCTTGTGCTTCTGGACGTCCGTTTTTCCAAATGAATACTTTCATTTCTTCTAGTAAACGTTTTGATTGGATTGTTACAGAATGGTCACCAACGTATTCTCTAAATTTGTTTACCACTAAAGGTCTGGTTTTTAAAGACATTGTAAAACCAGGAGTTAAATTGTTGCCGTATTCATATCGGTTAAAATACGAATCAGCTGTTACTAAGTCACTCTTAGGTGACTGATAGAAATTCTGATAGCCACGTTCTATAACAGTTTCGATAGTTGCCCAACCTACTGATGCGTTTTCTATTACCAATAGAGCATTGTTGTATTCAGAGGCTAGACCTACAAGAAAATGTCCAAATTCTTTTGGTGATAATTGTCCTTTATATTCAGCAACTTGTGTATTGGTTTCAATATCCATTACGTGACACGCTGAAAAGTCCCTACCATCACCTCTAGCTACGTCAGCTACTACCATGTAATCTCGCGTGTAAGAGGCAGGTTCCCATACCCATAGGTTTTTGTCTGCTCCGCGTCTTTCAACCGGTTCTTTAATGGTAGTTTGCGATATAAATTCGATCCACTCTGGGTAAAATACTGTTTCACCTGAGGTGCTAAAGTCACAGTCACATTCCTGTGCTGCCATTCTAGGATCACCTAAAAGTTCATTTTGTTTCTTTCTCCACGCTTCGTCCCTCTCCGGGTGTACGTACCAAGGTAACTTGATAGGTAAAAAGTCGTTCTCCTGTGCTTCCGCTCTTACCCATGTCTGGTGAAACCAGTTTCCAGTTCCATAAGGTGTTGATAGTACTATTGCTCCACCACCCGTAGCAAGTGTTTGTTGTGCTGATGCCCATATTTCTCCAATGTTTTCAATGAATGCGGCCTCATCCACTATCAGCAAAGATACTGCTTCTGATCGACCAGCATCGCCTGCTGCGGATACTGCTTTGATTTGAGAACCGTTATTTAATCGTAACGTTAATTTGTTGTTTTCGTCTGCTGGTACTTTAAGCCATGAAGGTAAATTCTCGTACATGAATTTTACCTTAGTTACCATGTTTTTAGCTGTTTCTTGCTTTGTAGCTAAACAAAGTACGTTTTTGTCTTTGTGGAACGTCATCCACCAAAGTGAATACCCCGCTGCTAATGTAGAGATACCTAGCTGGCGGGATTTAAGTACAATAGAATATGGATTATCTTTCCATAGATTAAGTACTTTACCTTGGAACGGGTATAGATTAAAGACAACACGGCCACGTTGTGGATGTTGGATATAACAATATTTACGCATAAAGTGTGCTGGATCTTGGGCACACTTAACATATTCTTGTTGGATTATTTTTCTTAGATCTTGATCACTCATAGTACTATAACTGGATTACTGTGAATAGAGCAACTATACCGCTACCAAATCCTATCAGTGCACCATTCCAAAACTTTGCTTTTTTGGCTTGTTTTAAAGCCTTTATTTCACTTTCTTTTAATTTAATAACTTCGCCCTGAGTAGCTATTTCGATATCTTTATTAGCTATAAGATTATTTAAATTCAGAACTTCTTCTTGATAAAGTTTTATTTTAGTTTCAGTAGCAAATAATTTTTCTTGACTATACTGTAGTTCAAGTTTACAGTCGTTATATTTTGTAATAGCGTTTACAACTGTAGAACGAGGTACTGTAATTAAATCAGTTGAAGAGTTCTGTGAAAGCGCCGGAAAGCTCAGCGTCAGACATAGCATTAAGCTTAGCAGTATTTTGTGCATTTTGTTTTTTTAATTTAGCTAATTCAGCATCTTTTTTAGCTATTTGTTTATCTATATCTGCAATTTGTTTTTCGATTGCTTTATTTATATCTAAAATAGAATCGTTTGAACTATGTAACTTTCCTATTTGTTGTTCATATTTTTTTTCTTGTTCCTTAAGTAATCTATAATATTCTTTTTTATATGAATTACTTAGAAACAAATATTGAAAAATAAGAACCCCTACTAGCAATAAAATAACTGCTGTTTGGGGGTTCGTTTTAAACCACTTAAGCATTAGCTAAGTTTTGATACCTTATCTTCAATCTCAATTTTAGCTTTTGACCAAGAATCAGCATATTTTTCTTTATCTAGAACACGGTTTGCATTATCTACAATACCAGCATCTCTCATATCTTTTAAGAATACTTTAACTAATTTAGCTTTTTCTTGAGCACGGAGTTGAGCAGCCTTACCTTTTTCAACTTTACCTCCTGATTTAGCTAATTTACGTAGTTCAAGATCTGAAGGTCCATCTTCATCGTCTCCACCAGCATAGTATTTTTTATCACCCATTGAGAAAGTTTTCATTTTTTCTTCTTTCTTCTTAACAGATGGTGTAGCTGATTTGGGGCGACCACGCATTCCACCTTCTTTTTTCTCTTTTTCAGGTTTGTTTGGATCAGCTTTACGACCACGTTGACCAACTTCTCTTTCGCCTCTTACTAGGTCGATAAATTTGTTAAGTTGGTTATCGAATAAATCATCGTCTGGTCCTAGAGCAGCTTGAACATCATCGTCAGCTTTAATAGCTTTACGAACGTCTTTCTTTTCAGCGTCTTTATTTTTTTCGATTACTTTTTCGATTGCTACTTTTAGATCACCTGCAATCTTAGCCATTTCGGTAAGAGCTTCATCTTCAGCTACTACTTTAACTGTATCACCAGGCTTTAATCTGTCTTTAATTTTATCAACCTCACCAGGTTTAGATTGGAATTCAGCCTCGTTAAGCTCGCTAATAATCATCTCGCGGATAGCGGACTTTAATTCAGATATTTTCATCTTTAGATATATTATAGTTTTCTCATAAATATCACAAACCTAATTGAAATTTAAGCTGCTTAATACGTTCTTCAGTAGGTCCTTCTAATATACCATAATTTTGAATAAGAGAACGTCTTGATTTAATCTGGTTAGTGATTATAAAATCAATTAGTTTACGATATTCAATATCAGTTTCACGTACACCATTATCTTCTATATCTATTCCTTCAGGACTTATATAAAAAATATAATCATAGTCTTTAATTAATAATGTAGCTACCTGTTCAAAATCATATTTTTCAACGTGATCCATTGATTTAGAAGCGCGAGCAAACGCTATAACATCAATTACTGTGCGGTCTGTAATAATATTTTCTTGCATAAGCTCCATTGAACGTTCCGCTAAAAATACTAATTGACCTTTAAAAGTCGAATCAGTATTCAATGGAATACCTTGTTCCATTAAATATTTTGAACGTTCAGTTCTAAACATATAGTCTTTAAACTCTGGTAGCTCTTTTAAAGCATTGACAAGTGTGGTTTTACCTACACTCATTGTCCCACATAATCCTATCTTCATACTCTCCAAAAATACAAAAAGCTTTGATTACCGGCAATGGATACATGAAAATTAAAACCATATTGATGAATAGTTTTAATAAATTCTGTTCGAGCTTCTTCAGAATACCCAAATACATCTTCGTGATATTCAATAAAAATTTTACTAATTTTAGCCCAAGTTTCAGGTTGAATTGAAGGAATAAGTTCTTTTTCTCCACCTTCAATATCAATTTTAAGATAGTCTATTTTTTCTATATTATTACGTTCAATAATATCTTCTAAAGTAGTGCATTTTAATATGCGTTTTACTTGCCAATTAGGCCACATACTAATTTCCATAAATCCTTTTTTATTAGAAACAGCAATATTTTCTAATGTCCAATTTTTACCTGAGTTTTTCTGGAGAGCTTTAAATACATCTGGGTCAGGTTCAACAGCATAAATTTTAGATGCTCCTTTACTTTCGGCATAAGCACAATTCATACCAATATTAGATCCTAAATCAACATAGATATCTCCTGGGTTAAGTTGGAAGAATTCGTTATCTAATTCTTTATGAATAATATTAGACCAATGCATAGCAGCTTCCCATCCAAGTTCTACTTCAGCTTCTGCTTGAGAAATAGTATGCAGGTTCATACTAGAAAAATCAATTAATTTGTCATTTAAAGACCAAAATTTAGTTAAATCTCTAGATACTACTACTTCAGGTAATTGTTGTTGAATAATTTCATTTACAAAATCATCTTGTGAACTACCAGGGATGATACGGTAACTATCTTCTTCAAAGTGTTTAGTAGAAACTTCAAAAATTGTAGCTCCTTCGGTTAGTGCTGTAAGTTGATGGGGTTGGCCTCTTTCAAGATCGATTACATCTCCTTCTTTAATTGTAACAGTTTTAACTGCTGCTTTTTCAGTTTCAACCCAACTATATAAAAATTCCCCTTTAGCAACATACCATGATTCTTTTTTAATCAAATGATAATGCATTGAAAACTTTTTATCTTTTTCAAATACTAGAAGTTTACCACAATATTCTTCATCATTAATAATCCAAAGCTCATGTCCCCAAACTTTTTTATAAAAGTCACCTTGACGAGGTACTGGTTCGTATTTATGTCCCATTAGAATCGTGTTGTTCCTCGCATTGAAGGATTTTTATACCAAGGTAAGCCTTCTCTGTTTTTGCGAGCTTCTTCCCACTGTTCTAGAGTTAATTGACGACCGTATAAATGATATTCTTTTTTATATTCTGATTCTTCACCTTCAATAGGTTGAACCGCGGGCCCATCCCAGTTATGGTATTTCCAGGCATCGCTACCACTTTCTTTAAAGAAATAGTGATGTGCTCCTTTAGATCTCATTCGGCGTTCTTCGTAAATTGTTTCTTTTTTCATACTGCGTAATGGCTTAAAAATTCCGGATATTCGGTATCGCGAAGGTAATAAGAAAGAACGTCCTCGGCAACGTATATTGCCTGAGCTCCTGAAACTGTTATACCTCTAGCTGATAATGCATCTCCTACAAAGTGTACATTTGGGAATTTTGTAAGAGATAGATTACGATAGTTTACAAGTGGTTCGGGTGAAAGATATTTTACCTCAGGAATGTAGATACCCCAATCATCTTGTAGTGTTGGGAATACTTTTTTCATATCCTCGATAAAGTCTTCAATATAGTTCCAATATTCACCCATTACTTCTTTTACTCCATTCAAATTGTCAATTTGGAAAGCTGTAACATTGTTTCCTTCTGCTGTAGTTGAAGGGATACGAGTTGGTGAATAGTATAAACCAGTACCGCCGAATTGAAGCTTGTTTACCACATCACGTGACCAAGTAAATGGATCTTCAATACCATTAATTTCCATCAAAATTCCAAAATTGGTCATTCCGTTTAGATATTTTGGATCTTTTTTAGCGTGACCATTGTAACTATGGTCACCATATGTTTCTTCTACAGCAACATAAGCGGCATTGTTGTTTGTACAGAATGAGCGAAGTGAAACACCTTTATCGTCAAATTTTCTATATAACTTAAAATCGTATGAAATATCGATTAGTTTTTGGAAGTGTTCTTGTGGTGCTTCAAATCTAACACCAATTTGAACTGATTTAGGTTCGTCTGGTAGTTCATATTGTTGGGCAAGTTGTTGGGCAAAATCAATACCTGATTTACCTACACCAAAGATAAGCTCATCGTATGATACTCTTACCTCTTGTGAACGAACATTTTTAGCGCTAAGATAGTTGTTTTGGAAATTTATATCATATACTTTAGTTTCCCATTCAAATCGAACACCTTTACTAAGTAAATAATCGTACCAATTTTTAGCAATTTCAGATAGGTAATCTGTACCTACGTGCCATACTGGAAACAATCGTAAACCAAAATATGGTTTAATAAATTCTGGTTCTGTATCTGGATTTGAACATTGTACTTCCTCTGGTTTAGGGTGGAAACGCTTGAAATTAGTGATTACCTGATCCATCAACTGCATTGCTTTTTCTTCACCACAATATTTTGACAATTGACCTCCAATTGCAGTATGATAAGTAAGTTTACCATCTGACCATCCTCCAGCACCTAGGAAACCTGTCATTACTTCTTCAGGTTTACGTTTGTATGGGTCCTTACCCATATCAATGATGGTAATATATTCACCTGGATAACCTTGGTCTACAAGCTTAGTAGCAGCATTGACACCTGCAACTCCGGCACCTACAATTACAATTAATTTTTCCTTCATATTTTTATTTGTTACGCGTTAAGATAATAAAAAGCTGTGACATCTCCAAATTTGGTGACGCCACAGCTATCAATATTTTTGTTAAAAGCGACGGGCTATGAATCCGTCTATAAGTTAATTAATTAAGGGAAAATTTCTCCGGTTTGATCCGCTACATCTATAGCATATTCCATACCTACATCTCCTAAAACAGATCCAGTATTATATACTACAACAAAATTACCGGATGAGGAACTATACCCATTATATTTATTTATTACACTATAACAAATACCCTCAAATGCCGTTTGAGCGTCTGTAAAATTACGATTATTAGCTTGGCCAGGTTGAAAAGCTCCTGTAGGTAAAGAATTTACTACTTCTACAAAAGAATTTGCCCCTTGTGGGTCAGCACCTCCACCAGCACCAGGAGAGCCCCAAAACCAAGCTTCAACATTCCATCCATTTGTGGTTCCATTTTTACATACCCCTAAAATCCAACCATAATTTCTTGGGTAGTATTCGTTTCCAGGATTATTTTCATTATAAATTTTTATACTATTGTCTAGTCCTTTAACCCATTGCCAAGAAGAAGTAGAAGTGGTGGACTGGCCATCGCCATAAGTTCCACCAGATCGAGTATCATTTTTATATCGAGGCATATAAAATCCTTTTTGAGAAGGGATTCCTGATGCTATATTAATTGTAGGATCAACTAATACATCTTCCCAATATGCCCCTACACCTGCATCATAGATAGTTTCGGGATTAGCGAAAACTAATCCTATATTTTGTTGTTCTGCAGGACGAGCCTTAGCTAGGATTCTATAAGTGTACCATTTAGCAGGAGGACCATCAGCTACAGTTGCATTTGAGGAAGAAATATATGTAGGATCTAATCCTCCTGATCCAGTGTATATTGCCCATGCATGTAAACCCATATCTTATTTTTTATATATTTTAATTTTAAGTGGTCCTGTTCCTTTTATGGTTCGGTGCCACATACCTCGTGGTATAAATATGGAGTCTTTTAGGAAAGTAGGCAACTGATTATCTAATTGAATTAACCAGTCTGTTTCTCCTAGAATCTCGATTGTTCTATCTTCATCATCTCGGTGCCACATTAACTCTATTGGGTCAATGTTTTCGGTAAATTCTCGGATGATGTATTTGTCTGTAACTTCTAAATCAGTGTAGGGTTTCATTCTCCTTTACGTTCTTGCCAATCGTAAGATATAGTATCTTTTACAATAGGACCACCTTTAGCCCATGTTCTACAAGTACGAGCTGAATGGCATTTAAAACTATGCATCCAGCAATATCCTAATCTACCATCATCATCTGATAATGGACCAGGCATACAGTCTTCCATTCTTGGAGAAATATCAAATGCTGCACAATTAGCACATAAAGACTGTTTAGCCGCTTCAACTGTTGTATCCCAATGTTCTGCTAATTCTTCC